CTAAACAAGTTGCAATTGTATCTAAAGAAAATGAATTACAAGATACTATGATTGAAGAAATAAAACTAAAATCTAATAACCCACTAGCAAAATAATGAAAATAGATATTAAAACAATAGCTACTTACGCTACAATATTTATAACAATAGGTATTACATGGGGTATGTTTACAGAAAGATTAGATGCGGTTGAACAAAAAGCAGATACTATTTCTGAAATAAAAAGTGATATTGCAGTTATAAAAGAAAAGATTATGTGGATGGAAAAGTATCTTATCACTAACGGAAAGTAAACATGGCAACAAGAGATTTTAAAAATATACCCGGAGCTTCAGAACCTGCTCAACAAATGGATATTGATACTTACTTAAAAGAACAAGTATCTGACCCTAAAATTGCACAAGCAGCAAAACAAGCTTATGATAAACAAGTAGTACAGTCTAATGAATTATTATCTGGTTCTACATTAGCAACACCTACTACTGTTGGTCAAGCTCAAGTTTCTGCTCCAACAATTCAAGCGGCTACTCCAGCTTCAGCTACAACGATTGCTACACCTACAGCTTTAACTGCTCCAACTACAACTGCTGCACAAGGAACTGCACAAACAGGAACTGCGGCACAAGGAACTGTTGGACAACAATCTCAAGTAACAGCAGCACAAGGAACACTCTCAGCAGGAGCTACTCCAAGTGGTCAAACTGCTGTACCTACAACTCAAGCAATCGCACAAGCGGCTCAAGGACAATTATCTTCTGGAGCTTTAGCACAAGCAGTTAGTGGTACTGCGGCAACTGTACAAGCACAAACAGCTACATTACCACCTGCAATACAAGCGGCAGTAGGAACTAATCCTGCTCAAGTATCGGCTACTTTAATACAACAACCTACAGCAGTACAAGCACAGGTTGCGGCTATGCCGACTACAACTTTAGTATCATCACAATTAGAAACTTTATTAGATGGTATTGAAACAGGAACTATACCTGCATGGGCAAGAAGTGCAGTAGAAGCAGTAGACGCTAATTTAGCACAAAGAGGTTTATCTCGTTCTTCTATTGGAAGAGATGCTTTAATTAATTCTATCATACAATCAGCTATACCAATAGCACAAGCAAACTCTGCTATACTACAACAAACTGCTATGGCTAATTTAAATAATCAGCAACAAGCAGAAGTTTTAACAAAGCAACAACAGTTTCAAGCTCAATTACAAAATGCTGAAAATCAATTAAAAGCTGCTACAACTACAGCAGGATTTGAACAGCAAATGGGTCTTGCTAATTTACAAACTGCACAACAAGCAGTAATAACCACAGCAAATCAACAACAACAAGTTCGATTACAAAACTTAGCTAACTTACAATCTACAGCTTTAACTAACGCACAATTACAACAACAAATAGGTTTAGCAGGTTTAAATAATGCACAGGCAGTTGCTCTATCAAATGCTAAAACTGTTGCAGGTTTAGATGTTCTTAATTTAAATAATGCACAGCAAACAGTTATTTCTAATTCTAATTTATTTAGAACATTTGAATTAACTAATTTAAATAATGACCAACAAGCTACATTACAAAATGCGGCTAGGTTAGCGTCTCTTGATATGGCTAATTTAAACAATGAGCAACAAGCTCAAGTTTTAAATGCCCAAGCATTTTTAAGTATGGACATGACTAATTTAAGTAATAGTCAACAAGTAGCAGTTCTTAATGCACAACAAAGACAACAAGCTATGTTATCAAATCAAGCTGCACAAAATGCTTCAAGACAATTTAATGCAAGTAGTCAATCACAAACACAACAGTTTATGGCAAACTTAGCAAATACTGTATCACAAAGCAACGCACAAAGAAACGATGCTATGGCACAGTTTAACACTACTAACGCTAACAGAATTGCAGAAGTAAATGCTGGTAATACTTTAGAAGCAAATAGATTAACAGAACAATTAAATTCACAGATTGACCAATACAATGCTAATCTACAATTTCAAAGAGACCAGTTTAACACTACAAATGCTTTAGCTATAGAACAATCAAATGTTCAATGGCGAAGACAAACTAATACTGCAAACACAGCAGGAACAAATGCAGTTAATCAAGCTAATGCTATGAACGCATTTAATTTAAGTAATCAAGGTTTATCTTTCTTATGGCAAGAAATGAGAGATGCGGCTAAGTGGGAATACGAAGCGGCAGAAAACGATGAAGAAAGAGCAGCAACATTAGCAGTTGCGGCATTAGGTAATGAAGCTGCGGCTGACCAAGGTAAAGTTGATATGTTAAAAGCTTTAGGTAATTTTGCAATTAATTTATTTAAATAGGAGTAAACACAAATGGGATTTTTTAGTCGTATATTTAGGACAGTAAAAAAAGCAATCAAAAAACCAATAACAAAAATATTTAAAGGTGTTGGTAAAGGTATTGCTAAAGTTGCAAAAAGTACAATTAAAGGTATAAAACAATTAGGAGGTAAAGCTTTTCAAGCTTATGGTAAGATAAGTAAAAAGCTAGGACCAATTGGTATGATAGGTGTTTCTATGGCGATGCCTTATTTACTTGGTGCGTTTGGTGCAACAGGTGGAGGACTATGGACTGGCTTTGGAAAAATGATGACAGGTACAAAATTAACAGGTGCTGGTGGACAAGTTATTAAAACAGGTTTAATGAATAGTACAAATCCATTTTTAAAAGTATTAGGTTACGCAGGTAAGGGTGCGTATAATGCAGGTAACTTTATAGGTGGAACTTATAAAGGTATTACACAAACTATTGGACAAACTTTTAAAAGTTTTGGTAGTGGTAATATATCTGAAGGATTTAAAAATTTATATCAAGGAACTACAGAAGTTCTTTCTGGTAAAGCAGGAATGGGTACAACTAAACTTGCACAATACTCTGGTAGTCAAATTATGCAACCAGTTTATAATGCTCAAACTTTAACACAAACTGGTGGTGTATCTCTTGGTAATGCTAATATAGCAAATAGTTTTTATAGAGACTCAGTAGCTCAAGCGATGAAACTAAATCCTTTATTTCAAAGTATGGAAGGTGATACTTTAAAATATTTTAACAGTACAAAAAAATACTTTCCGGGTCTTGATGATAGAAGTGCATTTGAGTATATTCAAAACAATGGTGCGTTCAATGATGGTGGTGTATTAAGATTAGATTATAGTGCATCGGGTGATTTTACAGCTCTTGGTCCACCAAATGAATATGCATTTACAGGTGATAATATTAGTAAAACAATTGACACATATAAAATAAATACTAATCTTGGAACAGTAAATAAAATTGCAGATGGTGATGCATTTGAAATGCCGGGTACAGAATCTGGTGGTATTTTAAGTAAAAAGAATGTTACTAAAGCTGCTTTAGAAACTGCTAAGAATTGGTTAGCGTCTGATAATAACACACAACAATCATTACTTACTGGAGGTGGAAACAGATTAAATGTTGTCGCTGGTGCGTATGATGGAACTAATGTTACAAAAGCAGCAGGTGGTAGTCTTTTAACTGAGGAACTACAACAAGGTATTGAAGGTACTACTTTTAATATAGCAGGAAGTAAATAATGTCTTTATCAGAAGCTGATAAAAAGAAACTAAAAAGATATAATTTAAAAGGTGTAAGCAAACCTATAAGAACAACTAAGTATGGTAAAAAAGGTGTCGTTGCCATACGAGATAAAGGTAAAGTTAAGATTATACACTTTGGTGACTCAACAGGTATGGGTCATAATTATTCTAAAGAAGCACGAAAAAGTTTTAAAGCTAGACACGCAAAGAATATAGCTAAAGGTAAAACAAGTGCTGCATATTGGGCTAACAAAGTTTTATGGGCAGGTCCGGGAGGTTCTAAAAAATCTCCACCTAAATCTCAAAAACATAGAAAGGGTTAATATGGCAAAGAAAAAAAGTAAATCAAGAGTAAATGAAGCAGGTAATTATACTAAACCTACGATGAGAAAAAGATTATTTAGTAGAATTAAAGCTGGTAGCAAGGGTGGTAAACCCGGACAATGGAGTGCTAGGAAGGCACAGATGTTGGCTGCGGCTTATAAAAAAGCTGGAGGAGGTTACAGATAATGAAGAAGCAAATACCAGAAGGACCTAAAGGTAAAGGTCTTAGAGAGTTAAAAGAAAAAGCACCAGAGGTTGTAGCTAGAATGGGTTACAATAAAGGTGGTGCTATAATTAACAAGCCAAAAAATGAAATCAAAAAAACGAGACCCTAAAGTTGGCACGGGTAAAAAACCAAAAGGAAGCGGAAGGAGATTATATACCGATGAAAATCCTAAAGATACTGTCAGCATTAAGTATGCAACTGTGGCAGATGCTAAAAAAACTGTGGCAAAAGTTAAAAAAATTAATAAACCTTATGCTAGGAAAATTCAAATCCTTACAGTTTTGGAACAAAGGAGCAAGTTCGGGGGAAAACCAGAACAAGCGAAAATAGCAAAACGAGCAAAAGAAGTATTAAAGAAAAAACATGGCACTAAAAAAATCACAAAGAAGTCTTAAATCATGGACAAAGCAAAAATGGCGTACAAAGTCTGGAAAGAAATCAAGCGTTACTGGCGAGAGATACTTACCAGAAGCGGCTATAAAAGCTCTGACACCTGCGGAGTATGCGGCAACATCAAGAGCAAAGCGAAAAGGAACAAAAAAGGGGAAACAGTTTGTGAAGCAACCGAAAAGGATTGCAAAGAAAACAAGGGCATATAGAAGAGTGAGATAAAATATGGTAGAAGTAAATAAACAAGAACCTAATGAGTTTGAAAAAAGAGGTATCAATCCTTTTAATAATCCAACTCCCGGAGAAGGTTTAACAAGAAGCCCCGATGAAAGATTTCCGTGGGAACAAGCTCCAAGATTTACGGAGATGAAACCTGCTATTGAAGAAATATTTTTAACAATATCAGAAAAAGAACCTCTTATAGAATTAATAGGTTTGCTACAAAATGGAACACCTGTTGATGAAATAGCACAAGTTATTTTATACAAAGGTATGACTAGTGGTGCATTTAACATGGACCTTATGTTAATGTTAGTAGAACCTACTATGTATCTTCTTATTGCAATAGCCGAAGAATATGAAATAGAACCTGTTATTTATGAAGGTCAAGATGATGATTTAATTGATGAAGAAGATTATAAACAAGAAAAAGATAGACAAACTTTAGGTAAAAAATTACCAGAGGTAAGAAAAGATAGTGTACCAGAATCATTACTTCAAAGAGTAAAAACATTACCAGAAAAAGAAGAGTTAGGAATAGAGGAATAGTATGAGTATGAATTTTTTAGAAGGTCTTGGTTATATTGCTCAAGGTGCAATTGAAAAAGATAATGAAATAAGAAAAGAAAAATTACAAGCTCGTATGGAAGAGTTAAAAGAAAATAGAGCTTTATATAGAGAAATTGCTAAAACAAGATACGCTACAGATTTGGCTACTTATCAAGAAGAATCTAAAAATGCTAAAAAAATAGAAGCTGTTCTTGCTAATATTAAAAAAGATAACCCTCATATAGATGTAGCTACTATGGCTCTTATTAAAGCAGATGATAAAACATATGCTGATTATTTAGCAACAGATATAAAAAAACGAGATGACTTTGCTTTAAATTTTCAAAACACTTATTTTAAAACAGATGAAAATGGTTACTCAGTTAACTATCCAACATTAGGTTTGAATATGCCAAAAGAATCTGATTACTTTAAAGGTTCAGATTTTTGGCAAAAATATTCTGAAGAAATACAAAGCAATACTTCTGGTCCATTAACTGCTCAAGTTAAAAAATTATTAGGTAAAGAACCAGATGCCACAGGTGTTGTTAAAGAAGATTTAAATGTCAAAGGAACAAATCTTTATAGTGATTTAAGTACATCAGGTGACGCTTCTTCTACTAATACAGAAAAAACTAATTTTGTTGCTGGTAGCGGTCAAACATTTTTTTATGATTTAGATAATAAAGAAGAGGAAGTAATATTTAATTCTATTACAAAAAGTTTTGAAAAAATGTTAACACCCAGCACTAAAGATAAAACTGTTGCAAGATATTTAGTTGCAAAAGGTGGGGATTATACAGAAAATGAAAATGGTACAATAACTGTAACTGGTGATGGTGCTAATTACTTTAATGATGCATCTAATCTTTATGAAGAATTTGCTAAGAAAATAGAAAATAATATTAAATATGCAGGTAATGTAATATCTGGAAAACATGATGTGTATGCTAATTCAAGAACTGTAAATAGTTTATTTGAAACAGCTTTAGATAACAGAACAATTAAATTAAAAAATACATCATTATTAGGTGGCGGTGAAATAAATTCTAATTATATTATCCCAACTTCAATTATAGGAGCAGAACTTGCACTTGGACAAGTAGGTGAAGATGGTCCTATTGTGCCAGTATTCTTAAATAATAATCCAGATTTATTAAAAAGAATTGAAGATAGAGTTAACAATGATAAAGTATTTTCTACATTTAAAGGAACTACAAGTCAAGCTAAAACAATGATTAATGCTATTATTCAAGATGAAATTAATTTAATGACAGAAGAAGGATTACTTGGCGGTGAAATACAAGGTGGTGATAAATCTACAACTGGAAGTAAAGGAACTATTACTAGCATGAGTCAAATTAATGCTTTAATGCAACAAGACGAAAATAAAGGTATGACTTCTGCTGAAATTATTCAAGGATTAAAAGAAGATGGTTATGATGTTTCTGCTGTTGAAAAAATTAAAGATGTAGGTGGTGATGCTAGTGTAGCAGAAGATATTTCTTTCCAAGAATCACAACCAGAAATTATATTTGATGTTACTAAAGTTCCTTCAAGAGTAAGAGAAATTCCTGGTGGTAAAGGAATACAACCAAATCCAGAATATAATGAATACTGGAATAATTTATCTGATGATGATGTAGCTAATTTTTATAAAGCTTATGAAAAATTACAATCAATGAAACCAGAACAGTTCTTACCCGGAACAGGAACTAAAAAACAAAAAGAAAGAGCAAGAAAAACAAACCCAGAATATACAAAATGGCTCGAAAGAATAAAACCATATGAAGATTGGTTAGAAACATTTGAAAGTTTTCAACTTAAAGGATAATTAAAATGTCAAAAGTCTTTGTACCAGAGGGCTTTTTAAACAACACTACAGTTGATTCCTCAACCTCTGGAAATTCCCAAACTATAAAAAGTAATGTCTATGTTCCCGAAGGATTTTTAGAATCTTTTGAAACAGAACCATCTACTATTGATAAATTTAAATACGGAGTTGCCCAAGAAACTATGTTGTTGGGTGATATATATCGTTTAAGTGTAGCAGGTATTAACTCTATTGGTCCAACTACTTTTGAAGAAGAAAGAGAAAAAATAGAAGAAGCAAGAAGACAAAAAATTCTTGAACAATTTCCTTGGGCTAAAGGCGGTAAGTACGATAATGATAGTGCTGTTTGGGGAGGTCGTACTGCAACAATGTTAGCTGACCCTGTATATCTTTTAATGCCTTGGGGTAGAGCCGCACAGGCAGGTAAATTAATAGGTAAAGGCGGAGCTGCATTAGCAGGTTTAGGTGCAGGTGTTGGAGCAACAGATGTTTCTGTTAGAGAGTTTGCAAGAACAGGAGAAGTAACACCAACTAATATTGCTTATGGTGCAGGAGCAGGAGCAGTTTTATCACCCGCAGCTATGGGTGTACAAAAACTTGCAGGTGCAGGATTAAACAAAATATTTCCAAATTTATTTAAAAGTGAAAATACTAGAAAAGCAATTAATGAAACACTAGATAATAGTTTTCAAAACAAATACAATCTTAATGCTTCACAATTAGACAATGTAAAAAATATTGCACAAAATAAATCTGTTGTATCTGCTCATCAAAAAATAGCAGAGAATGACAGTTTATACCAAAACTTTATTTTACCTCAACAAAAATTATTAGATGCAATAAAAAATATTTCTACAGATTTATCAAAAGGATTTGGTCAACCTTTAACTAAACAAATGGTTAAAGAAATAGTATCTGAAATACCTAATGGTGCTAACTTAAAATTTAAAGCTCTTGGTAATAAAACTATTGTTACTGCTTCTCAAACTCAATTAAATAGTGCAAGTAGGCAAATTAAAAAAGAAATTAGAAGTAATATATCTAAGTTTTTAAAAGATGAAGCAAGAGCAAATTCAAATTTACAGATAGAAATAGTAAAACAAATGCATAAAAATGGCGGATTAACATCTGCTGTTGCTAGAGCATTAGCTGTTAACTTTACAAAACCTGCACTTGGAGCAGGTGGTGGTGCTGTATTTGGTACATTGTTTACAGATAGTGACGAAGGATTTTATAAATTTGTAGCAGGTGGTGCGGCTGTAGGTATGACACACCGAGTTTTAATGAGAGGTGGCATAAGAGGTATACCTAAACCTACACAAATAAGTTTTGCCAATATTATGAAAAAAGAATACTGGACAAACCTTGATAGAAAATTAAGAATATTTACATCAACAACACAACAAAGTAAATTATCTGCAAGAGGACCTATAACAGAAGAGTTTGCTAACTTAACATTTGCAAGACCTGCTGATACAGTAAGATTAGATTGGCTTGGAAGAGTAGCAAAAAATCAAGATGAAGCTATTGGTCTTATTGGCTCTGGTAATTCTATTGAAGAATTATCTGAAAGAAGATTTGCTCAGTTTGCTAGAGAAGCATATGAAAATGTTGTAGCTGGTTCATCAGATGATTTACAGTTAGCAGCATTAAATATTGTTAGAGGTGATAAAGCTTCTAAATACTCACAAGAAGCTCAAGATTTAGCTGGTAGAGTAAAAGGATATTTAGATGAATTTAAAGAATATTATAGAGGTGTAGGTTTTAAAGAAAAAGAAATACTAGATAATTATTTTCCTCGTAAATTTGATTTTAGAAAAATAAATCAAAGCGAAGAATCAAGAGAAGAATTTTTAGGAGTTGTTACTAAAGTATTCCAAAACATGACTAAAAATGCTAGTAAGAAAAATCCTGTTCTTATTGGTTATACAGAAAAAGGTAAAGAAAAATTTGTTAAAACTAAATTATCAAAAGCAAAAGCAAGAGAATTTGCAGAAGGATATTTTAGTAGTATAAGAAAAACATATGATAATCCTATTATAGATTTTGATGGAAAAACAAATCAGTTAAATGTTAATAAATTAAATCTTCCAATTAGTGACCACATAAAATATGAAAGAATATTAAAAGGTTCTTTTGATGATGTTGAAAAACTTTTAACACCTTATCTTGTAAATGATATTGGGGATGTACTAGCTGACCTTGCAAGAACAAGTGTTAAATCAGTAGAGTTTGCAAGAAAATTTGGAACAGATGGTGCTGGTTTAAAAACATTTTTATTAAGATTAAGAGAACAATATAAGAATGAAGGTTTTGTAGAAACAAAAGGATATTTTTCTCCGGACCATAAAGCAGATGTTGATGCAATTAAAAATGGAATAAACTCTTTCTTTGGTAGATACGGAAGCCAAGGTGGTCCTACAGCTAGACATATAGGTGCGGTGTTATCAACACTTGCTAACTTTAACATGATGGATAAAGTTACAATTGCAAACCTTGGTGATTTAATACAACCATTCCAAAATAGTAGATTCTTTTTATCTGCGTTACAAGGTATGGGTCAAAATGTAAGTAAACAATTAGCAACTAAACATACACAAGTAGCTCAAGCTGCAAACAGAAATGCATACTTTACTGCTGATGGAGGTTCAAGTCCATTTACATTATCAAATAGACAACCGGGTAACTTTATGTCTATTCTTGGTAAATCAAACGATGCATTTTTTAAAATTATAGGTTTAGAAGCTTTAACAAATTTAGCAAGAAGATATGCTTATAATGTAGGTGCTATTGACAGTCACAAAACTGCACAAAGATTTGTAAATAAATTTAAAGGTGATACTTTAAATATAAATAATATTAGAGATAATTCTTTATTAGCAGATGTAAATCATTTAATAAAAACAGGTGTTATATCTGTTGATAGTAATAGTAATGTTAGAAATTTATCAGATGTAATTGCTTTTGGTAGAGCTAAAAATTTAACAGATGCTATGAATAATAATTCATCAAGAACTATTATTGATAGAGTAGGAAATAAAGCTGCAAATAGAGATGCTATTATTCCACAAGTAGGAAATAGATTATTATTTACTCAGCATAGAGACCCTATGATTAGAATGTTAGGACAGTTTTCTTCATGGGCTATGGCTAAATCTGCACAAACAAATGCCATGATATCAAGAATAGAAAACGCAGAACTAAGAACTGCTATAGGTATGCTTGGTGCATTAGCAATCTTTGGTGGTGTTCAAGATTTAAGAGACTTTGTAAAATATGGTGAGTTAAATACTGTTAAAGAGTTAGAAGAAAATCCGGATGAATGGTTAGCGTTTGCTGCTAATATGTCTGGTAATCTTGGGTGGTTGCCTACTACTGTTGTTAATCAATTAGCGGGTTATGGTTCTTCAAGACCTGTAGAATTTTTTCCTGCTATGTCAATAGCTTCTAATATTGCAGATGGTGTAGCCGGTGGTGTTGGTGGTATTTTAAATAAAGAAGATTATGATAGAGCATTAAGAAATTTTTATGAAGTTTTACCTGCCCCAACTGTTAGAGCTATACTAGATAGAGCTGGTGTTCCATTAGCTGTATACAAAAAAGGTTATAATGTAGATAGAGCTATAAGAAAAAATCCATTAACAATAACTACATTTTTTAATAAAGGTGGGGCTGTAAGTCAAGCAAGAAAATTATTTAATAAAGGTGATGTTGTTCAACAAACAGTAGAGCCATCAGATTATCAGTACGATTTAAAAACAGAACCAGATACAAATGTATATGATAAAGAAGAATTAAATACTCTTATTAATGAAGGACCAAAAATAGTTCCTAAAAAGAAACCAATTAAAAATAGTTTTCAACAGAATCTAAAACAATCTGAAAGTTCAAATAATTATGGTATTGTAAATACAGAAGGTTACATGGGAGCATATCAATTTGGTGATGATAGATTACAAGATTATAAAAATGCAACTGGGGAAACATTTGATAATAAAACTTTTTTAGAGAATAAAGAATTACAAGATAAAGTTTTTAATTGGCATACAAATGATATACAAAATTTTATTAAAGAAAATAAATTAGATAGTTCTATTGGAAAAAAAATAAATGGAGTTCCTATTACATTAAATGGTTTAGTTGCTGTTGCTCACTTAGGTGGTAAAGAAGGAATGAAAAAATTTGTTAATACAAATGGTGAGTACAATCCAAGTGATAAATATGATACAAGTCTTCTTGATTACTTAAAAAAATTTGGAGACAAATTAAATTTTAATATCGGTGGATTAGCAAGAGCTGTAGGAACTACAATACAAAGAGGTTTAACTCAAGTTACTAATACAGCAAAATCATATGAAAAAGTAAATAAAATATTTGATGACTTTAATGTATTAACTGTGCATGATTTTGGTTCTGGGTTAGGTGTTGGAAGTAAAAAATTTACTAATAAAAAAGTAACAAGTCACGAACCTTTTGCTGATTTAAAAAAGATAGAAAAAGTTAAAGGAAGAAAACCAGATTATATTGATGTTAAAGATATGATTATGGGTGAAGGTGTTAAGTCTAAAGATGGTGTCATAAACCATATGGTTTTAAATGTTATCGAAGATAAAGCAGAGAGAGATATTGTTGTAAAACAAATTGCTAACTTATTAAATGATAAAGGTATAGGTGTTATAACTACAAGAACAGCTCAAGATGTTGCATCAGCGTCAACAAAAAAACCTTATCTTGATGGTTTCTTAATTAAAAAAGGAAAAGAATTTACATTCCAAAAAGGATTTAGTCAAAGTGAATTAAAGAATTATATATCAGAAGTTTTAGGAGATTTATTTGATGTATTAGATGTACCTAAAAAATATAACTTAGGTGGTTCTGGTGTTATCATTACTAGGAAAGATAGATTACCATTTTTTCATGGAGGTTATGCGGCAATAAGAAAAGCTATGACTTCTAATAGAGCTTATAGTGGTAGTTCAACTGGTTCTAGTATAGGTCCAGCAGGTATGGGTGGTGGTTCTTATCAATCATCTAGCAATCCTCAAACATTTATTGGCGGGGGCAGTAACAACAACAATAATAATAATAATAATAATAACAATAATAATAATAATCAAAGTTCTACTACAACTACAACTAATGTGCCGACTAACACATCTTCAACAGATAGCGGAGGTAGTTCTAATAAAGAAAAAACTAAAGATAAAGTTAAAAAACTTCTTAAAAAAACAAAAAATAAAATAGAAAGATTTACTACAGAAAATGCAGACATACTTCCGGGTGGTAAAACTTATGAAAAAGCTATTAAGACAGCTTATGGAGGATATACATTTGGTAAAGGTTTTAGAATAGGAGACAATGCTGGTGGTAGTATATATGGAAAAACTGGTGGTATTTTAAAAGGTGAAACAACAACAGCAGTTGATACTAGTGTACCCGATTATCCTACATTTAAAACAATTCCAACAGAAGTTCCAGATATAGATGTATCTAATATATTAGATGGTGGTTCGGTTGGTGTTACTGCAGGTGTTGGTACAAAATACGGATTATTTAGTGGGGGAATTGACACTAAAGAAGGAGCAAGTTTAAAATATAATGTTGCTGGTGATACAAAATTTTTTGAACCTAACATTTTAGGAAAGAACATAACTGTTGGAGTAACACCTTATGCATCAACCAAATTTAAACCAATGGATAAAGGTGATAATTTTGATGGTAAAATCGGGGCAATGGTAACTACTGATTATGGTAGTGCTGATGTATTTATAACAGAAGAGGGAAAGATTTATGGCGGTATAAGTAAGAATTTTAAAAGTGGCGGATTACTTGACAAAAAAAGGGGTTGACAAGTTGAAGATAGAGGTGTATAATATAGGTATAACGGGATAGCTACGGGTAGTATTTCGTTATACTAACAACTCGCTTATGAAAGGAGCAAAAATGAACCTACCTACAGGGGTCTTTGACCCATTCAGAAACTTGACTGTTGGCTTTGATGATATCTTTGACCAACTGTCAACATTGTCATCATATGACACATCTAATTACCCTCCGTATAACATCAAGAAGGTTGATAAAGAAAAGTATCAATTGGAAATGGCGTTGGCAGGATTTACAAAAACAGATGTAATAGTTGAAGTAAAAGAAAATACTTTAACAATATCTGGTAAAGTGTCAGACAAAGATACAGATACTTTTGTACATAGAGGTATAGCTCAAAGGTCTTTTAAAAGACAATGGACTTTGGCAGAACATCTTGAAGTAACAAGTGCTGTGTTAAAAGATGGCGTTCTAAAAGTAGATATGAAATTAAATCTACCGGAGGAAAAGAAACCAAAAACAATTACTGTAAAGTAAAAAGGTAGGGGGCGTTAAGCCCCTTACAAACTATGAAATTATTTTTAATACTACTAATATTATTGACAGGAGAAGTAGCTATGGGAAATCCACATATAGGAAAAAAGAATGGGCAACTTAAAGTGCCTGTTATTAAAACAAATCAAAAAGAAGTACAAGATAACTTTTATGGAGTATTTGATAGTACACCATCAACACAAAAAGACATGATAAAAAAATATTATAAAAATAAAATTTTAGACCAATATAAAAAAAGAGGTTAATATGTTAGGCGGATTACCAGTAGAAATGATAACAATGCTTGGGTCATCTTTGTTAGGTGGCTTTATGAGCATATGGAGTCAAAGCATCAAAGCAAAACAAGATGAACAAAAGATGTTACTTGCTAGAGCAGACAATCAAATGTCGCATATAGAAAAAGCAAGAACATATGAGAACAAAGGATTTACTTTTACAAGAAGAATAATAGCTTTGACCGCAGTATTTATGGTAATAGCTTATCCTAAATTAGTACCAGTATTTTTTGATGTTCCTGTTATTTTAACATGGACAGAATTTACTAGAGGATTTTTATTCTTAGTAGAACAGAAAGAATTATTAATGGACAAAGCTCATGCAGGTGTAGTAATAACACCATTAGATACTCACTTAATGAGTGCGATTGTAGGATTATATTTTGGTGGTAGCTTAGTTAAGAGATAACTCTAAGATATTTTTCTAACCATTCGTGGACAACAATAAATTTTCTTTTAGCTTCATTTACAACATTTGTAAAGAACACTCTTTCCTCTCGATGAGGGAAAGCTTTATCCATAATCTCTTTGTCATCAACTGGCATAGATTTTATTTCTGTGATAAACTTTCCCTCTTTATCAAGGATTAAAGAATAAGAAAATATTACTGCTTCCTTTTTATTCTGCGTCATCGAAGACATTAGACCAGTTCCCTTTTACACTAGCTTTAGTATAAGCAGAAGCTCTTCCCTCAAAAAAGTTTTGATGTTCAACACCAATAACTTCATCCCACCAAGTCAAAGGATTTTCACTCACTCCAAAGTTAGGTTTCAAACCTAATTGTAATAAGCGTCTATCAGCAATATATCTATTGTATTGTTTCATTTCCTCTAATGTTAGACCTTGTATATCTCCCATCTCAAAAACTAATTCAATAAAGTTGTCCTCATGGTCAACCATTTCCCTACATATATCGTAGATTTCTTTCTTGAACTCATCGGTCCATATGTCTAGGTTTTCTTTTATTAAAGTTCTAAATACTTTAGTCATACCCTCAACATGAAGTGACTCATCACGAATACTGTAGTCAACTATCTTACACATCCCCTTCATTTTATTAAACCTTTGAAAGTTAATCAAGATAGCAAAGCTTGAGAATAACTGTAGTCCTTCTGTAAAACCAGAGTATACAGCTAAAGCTTTAGCTACATCTTTTAAGTCTTTCTTTGTTTTAACTTCGGATGTTTTAAATTGTTGTATGTAATCATGTTTAGATGACATCTCTTCATACTTAGCAAATGCTTTGTATTCAGACTCGGGCATACCAACTGTATCTAACAACAATGAATATGAATGTTGATGTACTGATTCAATGTTTGCAAATGAACCCATCATCATTCTTAATTCTGGTTTCTTAAATAGTGGTATATACTTATCATAATATCCTGCACCAACATCAACATCTGATTGTGTAAACAATCTAAATATTTGTGTTAATAAATTTTTTTCTGCCGGTGATAACTTTTGATTCCAATCTTTTACATCTTCATGCATGGGTACATCTTCTGGTAACCAATGCAATTGATTTTGTAATGTATAATAATCAAATGCCCACGGGTATTCAAATGGTTTATAATAAGTTCTTTCGTTAAATAATGGACTTACGCTTCGCATGATAAACAAACCTCCTCTGTTGCTTCTTGTTCTAATCTTACTCGCTTAACTTTTAAATTAATATTCTCTGCACTTTTAGCTTCTCTACTTCTTAGATAATACAAACTCTTTAATCCTTTTTTCCAAGCTTGATAATGTACTTTATTTGTATAGCGTAAAAAATTATCATGCTCTTCTTGTGAAGCTTGTATGCGTGGAGCAACAAAGAATAAGTTTACTGATTGTGCTTGACAGATATACTCTTGTCTATCTGATGCGTGTTGGATAATCCAATTCTGGTCTATCTCATTTGCAGTTTTAAATACATCTTTTTCCATATCAGTTAAAAAGGATAGATGACTTACCGAACCTTCATGTTCGCTAATACTTTTCCAAATTGTATCTTTATAATTTTGATAATCATTATCATAATCTTTTTGTAAAGTTTCTGACAGTTCCCATTTAGTTTTAAATAAATTATGTAGCTGTCTGTTTCTAACTTGGAATGTTCCACTTAAAGTTTTATGTGAATATACATTAGCTCTTATAGGTTCTATCGAAGGACTAGTTCCTCCACAAATAATAGATGATGTAGCGTTAGGAGCAATAGCAAGTAAGTGTGCATTACGCATACCTGTGCCTTCCATGTCCGGAGCTTCACCTCTTTCTTTGGCTAGTTCCTTAGAT